GGGATCCGCCCCAGGCGAGCACCTTCGCCCGCTTCGGCTTGATGATGTGCGGCTTGGAACCGAACTCCACTGGGGCCGCGTACGGCGTGTCCGCCTTGACGATGGCGTGATCGTTGGTGATAGCGCCGGGGAGGATGCGCCGCTGGAGCAGTCCCGTCTTCCGAGGGACAAGCGCCTGCGCCTCGTGGATGGTGGCAAGCTGGAGCGCACGGAGGACGGGCTTCGGTTCCCCGATGGCAGCGAGCCGTCGGAGTAGCGCGTCCATCCCCTGCACCTCAGCCAACGGACGATACCGCCGTGCGGATGCGCCAGTCCCGGACGAACTGGTCGTAGCCGATGGGGTCCTGCGACAGGTCGATCGTCTCCCCTGTCGGCGTCTGAACGGTGCCCGACGCCCCGGACTTGGCCTGCCAGTAGAGGAGCGCCGTCATCACCTTGCACATCCCCACCACGTCAGCCGGGACGGGATACGGATGCCCTTCCGAGCCGGAGATGACGAGGTCGTTCGGCGTCCCTCCCGAGAGATACCACGGGGAGTCGAGGTTCTTGTCGAACCAACCGGGGTCAGCCTTGTACCAGTCCGGTCGAGACGTGTCGTAGTAGCGGAGTTGGATCGTGACCGACACGTCCGGGTTCCGTCGGTCGGGGAGGAGCCAGTAGCCCGTCCCGTTGGTCAACGTGACTCCGCCGAGGGTCACGGTGCGGGTGTTCGAGCCATTCGAGGGAGCGTCACGGACGAGAATGCTCGCCTGTCCATCCGTGGAATAGGTGTGCGACGTGTTCGAGGTGTAGCTGAACGTCCGCCCGGTGTCACGTTCGAGGCGTGCCTCTGCCACGGGGATGAGCGACGAGATGAGCTGGTCATCCGTCGTCCCCGTCAGGCCGAGGTAGGTCTTGACTTCAGCTAGCGATACGATCGGCATCGGCTTCCTCGAAGAGGGTCTGGAACTGAGACGCGGCGCGGTCCCAGGAGAACGAGCGGAGGACGTGTTGTCGGCCCGCCGCACCGAGGGCACGACGACGGGCGGGCCTGTTGAGTAGCGACAGGACGGGTTCCACGAACGCCTTCGCGTCCGGGTAGCCCCAGTCCATCCCGTAGCCGGAGTGATACCGGACCGGGTCGCCGTAGGTGTCCTTGAGGACCGGCACCCTGATCCCGCCGTCCCCGACGACCTCGCCTTCCGCCGCCCAGTCCGTCACGACGACGGGAACTTCGCAGGCGAGGCTTTCCGCGAGGTTCAGCCCGAAGCCTTCGCCACCCGTCGTCGAGACGTAGACATCGGCGGCGTTGATGAGCACCACGAGTTCTTCGGTCGAGAGTCCCCGGAACGTGTCGTGCGAGTTCGACACCATGAACCGCTTCCGCATTTCCTGCGGAAGCCGCAGCACCTCCTGCGCCAAGTCAAGGTTCCCATCCTGCGGAGCGCAGTGGATGAGGACGTCCGTCTCGGGGGAACGCTTGACGACCTCAGCCATCGACTCGATGAAGGCGTGGTAGAACTTGCGCTCCACCAGTCGATCCGAGCGGAGGATGATGTTCCGGTTCGGGTCGAGTCCGATGTGCTGCTTGCACCCTTCCTTGGTCCAGAACTTCTTGTCACCCACGACCAGCGGATCCGACATCGAGACAGGACGGAAGACGTCGGTATCGACGCCGTGATAGACCATCGGGACGGGCTGGTCCATGAACTCGGAGATGACCCGCTGCCCGTACTTGCTCATCGCCACCGGCTGGAAGAGCTTCCAGACATCCCGCCAGCCGGGGTGGAGGTTGTCTCCTTCGATGGGGCAGTAGTGATAGACGGGGACCGTCTGCCATGCCTGCACCGAGTTCCCGATGTAGCCCAGCAGACCCGACATGTCCGCGATGACGAGCACCGCGTCGGGCTTCCACTCGTCCCCGGTTCGCAGGCGCGGCCAGAGTTGGCCCGTGATGGCCGTGGCGTTCGGTTCCGCGACGTACTGGCCCAGTACGCTAGTCGGCCAGACTCGACCCGCCAGCGGGCCTTCTACGGGCTCTCCGCGGTGATTGACTGCCATGACCCGGACGTCGTAGCCCGCCTTGATGAGCCGTCCGGCGATGGCTTCCGTGACGACCCCGAAGCCGGTGTGACTGTAATGCCCGAAAACGAGGAGCCTCACAGGACTTGCTCGAACATCGCCCGGATGGCCTGTTCCTCCGCGTCGAAGTCGACGACCTCGCGGAACCGCTTGGCGGCGTTGGCTCCCATCTCCACGATCCGCTCCGGTTCCCGCTGGAGTTCCGAGAGCAGGTTGCCGACCTCGTGCGCCGTCTTGCCGGTGATGTCGAAGGACGTGACGCCTTCCTGCCAGAGCGGGCCGGCGAGTTGGTCCCGGTAATACGACTCATAGCCGATGACCGGACGCCCGACTGAGAACCAGTTATGGATGACGTGACCGAACCCGTCGGACCACTGCTTGCCGTGCCAGGCGATGTCCTGCTGGCGCATCGTCGCGCCGATATCCCCGCAGCGGTCGATATTGCCGGCAGCGTACTGGTCGAGCGGCTTCGAGCCATACGACCCGTAGACGCGCCAGTCGAAGCCCTGGAGGGAGTCCGCCGTCTCCCGGAATAGGGCGTAGGTCCGCTCGTTCTCGGCGAAGCACTGGACGAAGGACGCGATCCGCAGCGGCGAATGCGGCTCGACCGGCTCCGGTCGGAAGTCCTCGAGGGAGAACTCCTGGTGATAGACGACGTGCGGCACCGATACCGGGGCGGGGAGGATGCTCGACACGAGTCCGAACCGGGCGAGATCCCAGCGGTCCTCGGCCATGTCGATAGCCCCGAACCGGACGTTGCCGAGTTGCAGTCCGAATACCGCGCCGACCTCCGAGGCGAACCGCGCGAAGCCCTCGTGATTGTGGGCGAGTGTCGAGATGACGATGTCCGGTCGGAGGTCGCGTGCTTCTTCGATGGTGACGATGTTCTGGAAGCGATCGTGCGAGGTGTCCCAGCGCCGACCGGGTTCGTCGTCGCCCCACGTCTGGAGGTACTGGCGGGCGATGGCGTCGCCGTGCCATGCGCGTTCGTGGTTCCAGTAGCCCTGCGCGAACCACTCCATGCCGATCGGGCGATAGAGCGTCCAGCCGAGCCGCTTGCATAGGAGTTCGAGCGACTCCCAGAGGTCGTGGTGGTGATAATCCGCGAGCACTCTCATCCGAGGAACGCTTTCCACTGTGGCCCCACGGTCGCCACGTCGAACAGGTCGAGCGCGGCTTGCCGTGTCTCCTCACCGTGGCGACGGGCCATGTTGTGGTCGGTGAACAGCGCCCGGAGGTACTGCGGGATCGTCTCCCGGACTGGATTTCGCGGCACCATCGCCGGCGCTTCGTAGAGCGCGTCCTGTATCGCGTTGCCGGTATCCCACGGAGGAGCAACGACCGGGATGCCCGAGAGCATCGCTTCCATGAGCCCGAGGGTGTAGCTCGCCGGATGGGTTCCGGTGTAGAGATACGCTCGCGCTCGGTTGAGCCAGCCACGCATCTCGTCATAGGTCACGAGTCCGGTGCCGCCGATCTCCTCGCTGCCGGCCCCGATGGTCAGCGCGAACGGCGGAGGCGGTCCGTCTTCGGGGAGTCCTCCGAACGGTCGAGCGAGTCCTCGGGTCAGGCCCTGCCAGACGGGATAGCCGCAGGAGTCCCCGCGCTGGGCCAGGTGCTGGGTGATGTTGATGACGCCTTCCCACTCGCCCGTCCACGGGCCGTAGTCGGTTGGGTACTTACCGAACCGGATGAGCGCATCCTCGCCCGCGTAGCCGGGGATGACCCGCTCGTTGGGTGAGTAGCGGACGATCTCCAGGTCCTCGAAACGGGCCATGTAGCGTTCGAGGCTACCGTCGGGACTCGACTGGCCGCAGGTGCGCCAGATGACGCGCTTGTGCTTGATGCGGTTCCACTGGCCACCGATCCAACGTTCCGGGAAGTGGTGGACGATGATGGCGTCCGCCCATTCCACGAGGTCGGGGTGCAGGTCGCCCTTCGCCCAGTCGATCACATAGGCCGCGTCATCGTCGGCGTGCTTCTGACGCTGGTCGTTGCACAGCAGATGGAGCGTCGGGTAGTACGGCACGTCTGCGAGCGCGGGCCGCTTGTCGTCCGTCGGGTTCGCAGGATTGGTATAGGCCCCGATGCTGAATACGTCATATCCGAGGTCGGTCAGCATCCGCAGGTCGTCGTATTCCGCGATGCTGTGAGAGGTGAGGAGCAGGACGTTCATCGCCGGACCGCCCGGAAGTTCCCCGGACCCGACGCGGGATGCGGGTAGATGGTGACATCGTGCGTCGGCTCGAGGAGTCTGCGGATATCATCCGGTCCGCCGCCGTTGGGATGCCACTCTCCGACGATGAGCGCGATGCGTGCCACGTCCGGGGCGTCGAGGAAGCCGTACTCGCCGCCTTCACAGTCGATCTTGCAGAGCGCGATGTCACCCTCGGGCACGAGGTCCGCGATGGTGTAGACCGGAGCCTGGACTGACTTGTGGTCCTGTCCAGCGCAGTACAGGTCGAAGCCGAACGTGTTGCCGTAATAGCGGTGCTGGCCGGCGAAGTCATCGACCCGCCCGTCATCGGCCTCGTAGTCATAGCGGATATCGCCACGCCCGACCGCGCCGTCAACGATCGTCAGTCGGTCGGTCCAGCCCGCATTGTCGCGGAGCAGTTCGAGGTTCTCGGGGATCGGCTCGACGGCGATGACATTCAGACCGGGATGGTCGGTCAGTAGGCCAACCGTGACCCCGCCGATATAGGCTCCGATGTCGAGTGCGACCCCGGACAGACGGAGGTAGCGGAGGTGGTACTCGTCCTCCACCATCGAGGAGGTCAGGTTATTCCAGTCGGCGGTCGTCTCCCGCCACTGCATCTCGACGGGCTGGCCCTTGGGCGTAGCGAATGTCGAGGTTCGGATCGTCGGGGTGTTCACT